GTATCTATAACTTCTTTAGCTACTTGTACACCTTCACCTAAAATACCTGCTTGATCACTGAACACACGATAAGCTGTTGATTCGAAATATTCCCTCATAGATAATTCAGTTTGAGCTGTTGCATAAGCAATTAAGAATTCGATTTGAATCTTTAACATCTGTTCTCTAGATACATACATTTTCGTGTTATACTTCTTTAATTCTTCATTTGCTCTATCGCTAAAGTCCTTGTTTTCGACCAATCTTTTTGCTTCTTCTTGAAACGCTTTTACATCGAACTCATCAATAATCTTTTGTGCTTCTTGTAATGTAACGCCTGCAAAATCTCCGTACTTAACAATAAACGCATTGATTTCTTTTTCAATGCGCTTAATCATCATATTCAATATACGTTCTATTTCTTCAGCTTTAGTTTTATCTCGCTTTAACTCATTCTCGATTGCTTTGCGTCCGCGTTCTTCCCAATATTCTTGAGTGTTTTTGTTAGGCAATTACAATCATTCCTTTTTATCAACAGTATCTTTTGTATCATCATCTTGTTCGTCATCATTGATGTCTCTAGGGTCTTTATAAATACCTTTTTGAGCTTTTTTAATAGATTCTTTCTCATCTTCTTCTATTTTCTTGACTTCCAATTCAGGGTCTTGGAAGAACGAGAATAGAGACATTAAAGTTGTTTGGCTAATCTTCCCACCAGAATCAATATAAGCTTTTAATTCTTCAATCAATGATTTAGGTAAGTTTCTATTGTATACGTACCTAACAGTATTGAAATCTTTGTTAGCGTCAATCGACCGTGTATTTTTAAGTATTGTCTCTAACAACTTAGCACGACGTCTTAACCCTTTAGTGAACAATCCTTCTTTAGTTTTAGTACGTTGTTCTAATCCGAACAATTTATATTTCATTGCCTCGCCCGATTGAGTGCCACTAAAGTTATCATCTTTCATATTAGGTGTATTGGTAAACATGTGTATATCACTGTTTAAACGGTCTTTATAAGCTTCTGTACCTTGTACATCGTATTGTTTATAAATATAACCACCGTCAACAGAGCCTTCTGTTTCTCTACCTTCAGCGTCTACGTAAACAGTCGGTTCTAAAAACAAAACATTAGCTTCCTTTTGCTTTCTAACTTCTACGGGATCTAAATTCAAATTACCTTTAATAAGTAACATAGCGTCATTTAAATCACTCATATAGTTAGCAGTATCTGATTCAGCATTATCATACAAATCAATTAAAGTGATTACTTTCTCATAATCCCCTTTTCTTCTTTCGTTGTTGCTAAATTCTGTAATAGGCATACGTTCGAAAGAGTGTGATTCAAAACCGTTTTCACGTGGTGTGAGCTTCAATCCATTTGTTCTACTGGTAAGATATCTATAAACACCGTGAGAAGTAAATAAATCAACTGTAAACACTTCATCTTCGTCAGTCTTGTCTATTGGTTTAGTTCTTAAATATCTAACTCCTGCGATACTATTACGTTCAATTGTATTGTCGTATATGACAAAAGTACTCATTGCATCACTCTTGTATAAACGCGTTTCATCATCTTGGTTTCTAATCATTAACTCATAAGCTTTGCCATAAATTGACAAATCTAATCCTAAAGATCTATTGTGTGACTCAACATCATTTAAATCATTGAACGCCTCAATAGCTTCTAATACATCTTTATCATCATCTTGACATTGAATCGGATTACCTAAGAAATAACCGTTAATAAAATCGCTAATATAAGATGCGTAATCATGCGCTACACGGTTATCTGCCATGTACTCTTCTTTGCGTCGTGTTAACTCAACTAAGTTCTTAGTTTTACCTTCGTAATAATCACTTAACACTTTCAATCTAGGTCGTTGGTAATCCATGTGATGTTCAATGTATTTACTTACTTCATTAACGTTTTGTAATAAATCGGATTCCGTCCCGTCATATGTGTAAACAACATTGGCTTCATCATTAAATAAGTAATTTATGTTTCCCCGTAGATCTGTATCTGTTTCAAATTCGTTTACTTTTAACATTTGTTCCCTCCTATAATCCTAGAGATTTTATTGTGTCAACTTTCGAACCTACATTTGTACGTTTTCTAACTGGTCTGTAGAATCGTTCCACAGAATAACGCAGCGAATCGATACAATGATTGTATGTATCTACTGGTTCATTAGTATATTCACCTGTATCTTTGTCCTTTTGCCATGTGTAGTTGTCAAACTCTTCAATAGTCTTGAAACAACGTTCATCAACAATGATTTCAAATTGCATTAAGAATTGTAACCCTTGTACAACCGAGCCCTTCCCTTTTTTGGTTGGTAAAATCCTTTTAAGCCCTAGATTCCTTAATTCAGCTATACTTTTTTGTTCTGCACTATCTGCTGTAATTTCTTCTTTAGCATAACCAAGTTGCTTTATGACATTAGCTATTTCATCATTCAGCATACCTTGTTTAACATACTCTTCAATGATGTATAACTTCTTTTTCTTTACATCTATTTTAGAATGTATAAAAGCACTAGGATCATTAACGTAGCCAAAGTCCAATCCAAAATAAGAAGGTAAATGTCTTAACTCATCTTTATTTATTAAACGTTTTTCATACTTAGGGAAAACTAATTTGTCTAATGTAGCAAATTCACCTAACGCATAAATTTTGTAATATGCTGGATTACGATTTGCTAACAACTCTAAGTTTTGTCGTGTCATTTCATCAAGAAACTTATTATCTCGATAACTAGATTGTCTAATCATGACATTTTCCATTGGTTCACCATGTTCAAAGAAATACTTATAAACCCAATTCAGTTTAGATACTGGGTTAAACATCAAAAATATTTGCTTATTCACGTGTTTACGCTCCCTCAAACGCAACGTTAATTGCGTGTAATCATTTAGTGTGAATTCAGACGCTTCTTCCATGACTATGTCTGATATGCCTTTTATCGACTTTATTTTCTCTGGGTTATCTAATCCTTTAAACAAAAAAACTGCGCCGTTTGGCAATTCAACTTTGTTATCAGTCTTATTCCAAAGGCACATGTCCCAAATACCGAAGTTTATCAAACAATCTTTGACATCTTCGAATAAACTATCTTTAATTGTTGATTGGACTTTTCTAAGCCATAGTATACGCCTAGGATATTTCCAGTCTTGCAATGCTTTAAGTACAACTTTTTGTATAACGCCGTGAGACTTACCACTCGAACCTCCACCGTAATGTACTTCAGTGAAGTTATCGTAATTGGTTAGTATTTCGAATATGTTTCTGTTGAAAACATTAGATGGTTTGTTAAAGTTTAATTTAACTTTCGTCATCGTACTCACCAATATTAATCTCAATATTCTTCTGAGTAATTTCTTTTTTGTCGATATACGCACCATGAACTTTTAGTATGTGGTCAATAGATCTCTGACGCTCTTCAAAAGTTGGTGTGATTGTGTAAGTAACCTCTTTTTCCACTTCATCGTTTAAATGGTCATATTTCTTACTGTAAGCCTCTTGAGGTTCTCCTCTAGCAATAGAAGCAGATAACGCTAAAGCTTCTGTAATGCTCATTAAACGCTCTTCTTGTATCTGTTCTAATCGTTCTTTAATATATTCCGAAACATTAACATTTCTTAACAATCGACTTGCTAAAGACTCTGCTGTTTTCTTACTATAACCTGCTGAAATTGCTGCTTTTTTACCATTACATCCATTCATTATATATTCATCTGCGAATCTCTTTTGTTTTTCGTTCATTTCATTTACCACCAACTCTCGCGCTATACGCTTTTTAAAATTAAAAAAGGATTGGCTATAATCAGCCAACCCACATAGATCCTTTATTCCTAATTGCGATAAGGGAAACGCAGTAAGATAGTCAATATCCTACACTATCATAATATCTCATTTTAGGTATCAAAAACTGCCACTTTACTGCCAATTTCACTCTTCCCCTAACTCTTCCGCCAATCTAGAATAACCGTTAATAAAATCGCTAATATAAGATGCGTAATCATGCGCTACACGGTTATCTGCCATGTACTCTTCTTTGCGTCGTGTTAACTCAACCAGATTCTTAGTTTTACCTTCGTAATAATCACTTAACACTTTTAATCTAGGTCGTTGGTAATCCATGTGATGTTCAATGTATTTACTTACTTCATTAATGTTTTGTAATAAATCAGACTCTGTCCCGTCATATGTGTAAACAACATTAGCTTCATCGTTAAACAAGTAATTTCTGTTTTCTCGTAAATCAGTATCCGTTTCAAATTCGTTTGCCTTTAACATTTGTTCCCTCCTATAATCCTAGAGATTTAATTACTTTTGTTTTGCTTTCTATATTCTTTTTACGTTTTTTACGTACGATATGATATTTCTCAAGACTATAACGCAATGCATCGATAATATGGTTATTAGCATCTATAGGCTTGTTCAACCACTTACCATCATTATCTTGGTCAAATGTATAAGTGTTGAACTCTTCAATAGCGTGTTCACATGATGGGTGTATAATAACTTCAAAGCCTTGAATGAATTGAATGCCTGGTAAAATAGTATTAGCGCCTTTCAACGCTTTTCTTATACCTTTAATCCCTTTAGATTTCAATTCACTGATCACTCTATCTCCACCAGCCCCATAATCAGCTGCAATATCTACATCACCTAATCCTTTTTTAATAAGCATTTGTTTTATATCATCAGTTAACATCGCTTTTTTATAGTGTTCATCATAGATGAATAACTTTTTGTTTTTTAAATCTACAACCGTACTAACAACTGTTGTAGGGTCTTGACTAAATCCAAAATCCATTCCGTGAGTTATTTCTTGCGTTCTTTTAAACTCCTCAAACCAATCAAAGTCTTCCACTTTAAAATTATCGAATACAAGCCCCTCTGCAACACCCCAATCTCCATCACAAACGATTCTTGCACGTCTAGGATTCTTTATATACAAATCTTCATATCGTTCAATATCGACTTTATCTAGCCATTCATTAACTCTATAAGTTGTTGTATCTGAAAAAGTATTGTTTAATTTTGTTTCTTCATCAAAAAATGTAGGCTTCAACCAATGTCTTTCCGACCACGGGTTAAAAGTGACTGTGATTTGCTTGAAAAATTCCGGACTATCGTAGCTACCACGTATTGACTCAACAACAGTGCTAAACTTAGCGAATGTTTCTATTTGATAAGCCTCTTCAAACCAAGCCCAACACAAAATGCCTGTATCAACAGTAATCGATGTTATTTTCAATGGGTCGTCTAAACCTCTAAACAGTATTTTTTGTCCAGTAGGTTTATACGTTATTTCCGGCAAACTTTCGTTGAATTTAAATAAGTGAGCAACGCCTAATTGGTTAGTTGCCCACTTTAAATCTGTATACGTTGATTGTTTGTTAGTGTTGCTAAATCTTCTGACTACAAGTATATTTGCCCAATCATATTTCATTATTCGATAAATGAGATTAATAGCGGTAGTTTTACTTTTCTTGCTACCCCTTGAACCTTTAACAACACGGTAAAAGTTTTTGTTGTGCCAAAACTTATTGTAGCCACCACCGATTTTATTTTTTAGATCAAGTATTTCATACATGACTAATCATCTTCCGGAATATTATCAACAAACATCGGTATTTTGTGGTCGACTTCTTGTTTGTCTGTAAATAATTTGTGATGTCTACCTAACATCTCTAAGGCTTTGTTTTGGTCACTTATTTTAGGTGACTTAGTAACAAGTTGTATGTGTTCATCGTATACTAATTGCATTTTGCCAGTATCCGGATTCTCTTTATAGTCTCCAGTTTTTGTTACGACAGCTTCAACTTCCGTGTGTTCTCCTCTAGCTGTTCTAGTTAGCCTATACAACACTTCTTTACCTGACATAATATTCTCGTCAAAGAGTTTTGTTTCAACCTCCTTGATATAATTCTGAATTTCAACATTCTTCAACATACGCTGTCCTTGTGAGTACGCCGTCTTTTCGCTATATCCGGCATGCACAGCTGACTTAGTAGCATTGCCATAACATTCAGTACCAGGTATTGTATATACTTCTGCAAACAAACGTTGCTTTTTAGTTAATTTGTTCATTTCATTTACCACCAACTCTCGCGCTATACGCTTTTTAAAATTAAAAAAGGGATTGGCTATAATCAGCCAACCCACATAGATCCTTTATTCCTAATTGCGATAAGGGAAACGCAGTAAGATAGTCAATATCCTACACTATCATAATATCTCGTTATAGGTGTCAAAAACTGTCATTTTACTGTCAAATTTAGTATTCTCCTAATTCTTCGGCTAGTTTAGACACTATTTTCTTCTTGATTCTATGCGCTGTACTTTCAGAGATGTGTATGTCATAACAAACCGCAATCAAAGTCTTTTTATTAAAATAATACTCTTGAATGAATTCGCGTTCTTTCCTACTTGATGTGTTGATTATACGTTCAATCGCACTCTTAAACTCAAGAATTTTACCTCTTCGTATACTACAAAGATAATTAGTTACTGCCATTTCTGTTTTTGATGTATTAGATGGTACAAACTCCCCGCCTATATTTGTATCTGTTGGAATCCACGGTGTCATTATTTCACTTCTTAAATCTTCAAGTTGTTTATGATAATTAGGATAATCGCACAACTCGTCTTCTAATTTCCGAACTGTTGATAATTTTAATCCGTATTTCTTTTTAGTCATGAATACCCTCCGTACAAATATGTTTAATCTTCAAAATGTCTCAATCTACTTCTTAATATCTCTATCTACCGCTCTTTAACTTTCACATCGCCTTTTAACTGTTCAGCTTGCAACATCACACCAAACAATAAGATGACTAGTAATATAATTGCTATGACTAACCACATCATCTACTCTGACACCTCC